CTTAAACCAGTTCTACTATAATCTGGATTAAGGCGGTAAAGGGAATCACCTGACATATAAAGGCAGTATTCTTTTTCAGCAAACATAGAATGTATACTTTCTGTTCTGGCAGTAGGAACAAAACCCTTACGTCTTGATATCCTGCCAGAATCATCAACGTCAACATTATATGCTTCTGCTAAATCAGCAATACCTGTCTCTTCATTATGTCCAATTCTTATTGGGTCAACTGCATTATTAAGTCCTGTAGTGCCTTTAAGAAATACAATATTCTTCATATCAATAATCCCAATTTGACTTACAAGTAACTGGTCGTCTTCTGCTTACATATTCTCTTATCTTATTAAGTCCACCCTCTGCGAGACCAAGGAATAACTTTGTATTAACCTTGTCTGCTTCAACACCATCTTCAATGTAGTTATAAGCAACCGCAACAGCTTTATTAACAATCGCCTCTCTATGTAGAAAGAAAGGAATGAAAGAAGGGGTATCAGTATCATTAACTAATAAACTTGGAGTATGGTATCCTGTGCAAGTTATTGCTTCTGCTGTAGTTGGAATCCCTTGGTAATATAAAATCCCTCCTTCGCATACAACAAACTCGATATCACCTGATTCGTCTAGAGCGGGATACCACTGCAGAAGTTCTTCAAGTGTGTCAAGTACCTTAAACTGTCCATCGGAATTACCAGCATACTTAAGTCGGCTAGAAAAAGTAGATGGCATATTCACATAGTAAGTTGAAGTACTTGTAGTCACGGTACTAACTTGCCTTAACTCAGGAAAGCGTATGTCTTCGGCAATCTGCCCTATTGCTTCGTTAATGTAATCTGGAATAGAAACAAGTATAGTTGGACTTTGATCCATCAACAAAGCTTTAACTTCTCGTTGTAACTCACTGTAATTCATTTCCTGATACCCCTTCAATCAATGTCAATTATTTACGATGCTTAATTACACATCAACTTCTTCCCATACAAAGTGGAACTGAATGGAAGTTGTCTGAATAGCAAATGTGTAACTGAGTAATGCATATCCAGGAGGAATAACAATACTACCATCAATCTGATAAATGTTACCAGAAAGACTGGGTACAGTAGAAATCGCACCTTCCATCGTAGAACCAAATACTCTGATAAGAATAGGAGTTCCAATCGTTGCACCATTATCAGTAAGAGCTACTGTAGTAGCAGCACCATACATAGCACAGCGAGGAGTTACTGCCTGAGCCATATCACCTACTGTAGCTACCATCAGACCAACAGTACCTTCAGTATTCATGACGATTTCCTGAGCCCAGCCAAACTCTTGGAATACATAATTCTTACCACTCGTTGCAGGATTTCCTACTCCAAGTCCTGTCCACGTAGTTGCTAATGCAGCAGTCGTAGTTACATTTGTCTGATTACAAACAGAAAATAACCTGCCAGCTAATGCGGCATCAGCATATTTACCACCAGCATTAGTAACAGCCAGTGCACCTCGTTCATCAGTTCTCAAGGGATTAACTGAACCTTCTGCTGCAGCAATCGCTCCAACTCTTCCTTCTACTTTCATTGTGTATCCTCCTTATATGCCAGGTACTATGCACACAAGCATATATACCTGCACTTTACCTATAATAATCGTTGCTACCTTTGGAGATATTACAATTGCTGGAACATTAGTTGCTGCTCCTACAATCAAATTCTCCCCAACTACAACTATACCTGACTCCTGTGCGTCTACAAATCCACCTCTGGTTGGATAATAGTATCCTGCCGTTTCAGGCAAAATATCAATGGCAGTAACATACGCATCATCATCAACCACAGTAGCTGTATCATTAGTAGATACGTTTTCAGTAGCAAGAGTGTAAGACCCCAATTCTAAGGTTGTGCCTGTAGTAAACGGAGTCAACACTCTAACCACAATCTCACGAATAATAATTTGTTGGTCAGCTATAGGAAATGAGAACAACACACAAGCTTTATCTTTCAGATCAGATTGTTCGTGTCCGTCTATAGCTTTTGAAGTAATCCAAAAAGCTCCTTTACTAGAGTCAACACGAAGATCTGTCCTTCTATAATCCTGTATGGTACTCATTAAGTCCTCCTAAAACTTGAACTTGTTAATGCACATATGAACTCTTGCTTTACCTGCAGCTACTGAACCAGCATTTGCGGCAATCAGTATAATCGTGGGAACTGCTGCTGCTACACCAGTTAACATATAAGGACTGGTAGGAACAGCGGCAATCTTAGCAGTTAACCATGTATTACCTGCTGCAGCAGCTGCATGATAGTAACCTGCTGTTGTAGCTGTAATATCCGCAGCCTCCATAAAATACTCATTCCCAACAGTTGTTGCAACACCTCCTGTAGTTACATCATCTGTTAACAGTGTTGCAAGTCCAACAGAGAATGTAGTACCAGCAGTAAATGCCAGAACAACCTCAACAATAACTTGCTCAATAAAGATAAACTCTCCAGCAGTAGGGAAAGAGAAAAGAGTTACATACTTATCGTCAATTGCTGCAGTATCAGTAGCATCCAATACCGCAGATGAAATCCAATACGGATTTCCCAAAACACTCGTACGTAAATCAGTACGTCTTACATCATTAATAATTGTGACAGTTGCCATAATCTAAGTTCCTCCTATGTGTGTATAACTGAAAACTGAACAAAAACCCTAAAATCTCCAACTGCTCCATCCACATCAGCAACAGTAACTGTAACTGAACCAGAAGCACTTGAAAAATATTTTCCTGGAAAAGTGGTAAGCGCAGTATTAAATGCTCTCTTTAATCCAGTAACAGTGGGTTCTGCTATATCGTTAGTAATAAAGCCGTTAGTAATGGCAGTCTCTCCATTACCCATCCAGCCTACTTCAACAGTTGCATTGACAGTAAATGCTGACACAATCTGAATCCAACAATCTGTTACAAGAGCAAACTTTGGAATTCTGATGATGTTGTAAGTATCATCAGCAGGAGCAAGCATTAAACGACTTGCTTCCATTCTAAAGTTATCTGAAGCTTTACTCGTGTAAGCATCTGTATTAGCCATCTTAAAACCTCCTTAAGAAATTGCTTCGCCCCAAGAACTACCAACAATAACACCATAATCTTTAGAGTCAAAAATCGGTTTAGCTGCTCCAAAGATACCTCCACCACGAATCATTACGAAACGCTCTGCATCTTTAGTGTAGGGAACGAAAGCCATTGTTGTAGATTTGCTTTCTCCTGCACCACCCCACGCCCATACAGCCGCTTGGCAACCAAGAAACAAATTACGATAGACATTTGCGTTACCTGGAGCTTTACGAATGTTTTCTGACTTGGAAATAAGCATTCCGTTGTACTCAATTTCAGTGTTGGGAATTGCCAGTTTATTAGCGGCTCTCTGCAAATCGCCCCACTGACCAACATTAGTATTCTGACGAAGTGCATCGAATACATAGTTGTGAAGAATAACTCTCCAGTAGTTCTTACCACCTAAAGCAAGAGGACGAAGTTTATAACAACCAGTTGCAGGAATCTCTGCTCTTTGTTTCATCTTATCCAACATGGTAAGATCCATTACGTCAGCTGAAGTCATTGACGCTTCCGCAACATCGTTAGCAAGAATCAAATGACCTGTATCAGGAGCTGTAATTGTCGTACCAAATGTCTTACCAGCAACAATTTGGTAAGAAGTATCACCACAAAGAACTGCCATCAGATAGGTATTTAACTTCGCTACCCACCAGTCCTGCAAACCATTCTTACCTTCTTGCATTAAGTTATAAGGAACTCTCTGCTCTTCCATTCTACCACCAGTATCAACTGCATGGTTAAGTTCTTCTATAGTCATCTTAAAATCTTTGAAGCGAAGTTTCTCTTCGTTTCCTTCCACAGTGTCGTTACCAACAACACCTTCACCTACCAACGGTAATCTGATACCAAAAGTAATTTGGTCACCTTCACCTTTAGCCAGTTCAGTTTTAATCTGTACGATAGAGTTACTATCTTTTCCTACCAATGTGTTAATCTCCACAGAAGGCAGGATTATACTAAATAAATCTCGTGCCCATTTCTTTCTGGTAAAATTATCATTTGTCAAAAATTGAGTCTTAGGCGTATCTGCCATAATAATATCCTCCAATTAGTTAAGTTGGTTCGCTAAATACTTATCGTAAATGTCCTTAGGAACCGTTTTTAAATCCTCTTCATCTAGTGCATCAATCTTCGCAGAAGTCCAACCACCACTTCCTGCACCACTTCCACCTGCACCAATGTTTGCTGCTGACGGAGTAACTTCAACAACCTTCTTTTCTTTTACACCATCTGCTTCTGCAGCAATTTTCTTTGCAGCATCTTCCGCTTCCTTAAGTTTAGCAGCGTCACTATCATCTTTCTTTTCAGCAACTTTAAACTTCGGATGATATGCTTTTACAAGTTCATAAATCTTCTTATAAGGATTAGGTTCTGCCCAAATCTCTTGCTCCATTTGCAGTGCAACATCTTGTAACTTTCCACCATTCTCTTTAACATAATATCTTGCGAACGCATCAACTATATCATCGAGATTGGCTTGCGTACAAACTGTGCGAACGTCCTGATATGTAGGATTAACTTCCATAACAGCAACTATTTCGCTCAGTTTAGCTTGGCGTTCATTAAAAGCTCTCAAGTTTTCTGCTTCAACTTTCTTGTCAGCTTCTACATCTTCCTCTGATAGAACACCTTTATCAATCATTCTTTTCGTCAACTTCTGATAGTCGGCAGTAACCTTTTGAAGATTCTCTGTGAGTAGTCGATTCGCCTCTTTTAACTCTTTAACTGGGTCGACTTCTTCTTCTAGGTTTTTGCCTTTACTATCTTCCGCTTCTTTAGCTTTAGCATCTGCTTCCTCTTTAGCTTTCGCGTCCTCTGCAGCCTTAGCTTCTGCAAGCTTGGCAGCATCCTCAGCGGCTTTAGCTTCATCAGATACATTCTCTAAAATCTTACCACCTTCTCCAACATCGCCAATCGGATTCATATCTTCTTGAATCTGATTAACATCTTCAATTGTTAATCCAGCCATTTTATTCTTCTCCCTTATTTGTTTGTTTTTCCTTTTGTAGACCAGCTACTAAGGTAGTAAATACACTAGCATCTATCTGTTTATCAGATACTGCTAACTTCGCCATGTTATTGATGACCGCGATGTACTTTTGATTTTCCATCTTCATCACCTCAAGCTCATACTCCCTTTGTTCTTTTTCTTTTTGAGCCTGCATATTCGCTTGTTGTGTTTGTTGACTGTACTGTTTTAACTTCTGAATTACAGTAAACGGTGCACCAGAATATTCTATAATCAAGTCAGGAGGAACAGAACCTGGGTTATTATGACTGATATCAGTAAGCAACTGAGCAAGAGAGTTTCTAGAATTGACAGTTTCAATTCCTTCCTCAACAAAGAAGTCGTACTTACCAATAGTAACATCATTAAAACCAGAACTTTTTGGATTATTCTGAGTGTTAAGTTGCAATAATTGCTGTCCATCTTGACCCTCTATTCTTATAACTCTTTCAGTTGTTACATACTGTTGTATGAAGGAGAATAATATTTTGGTAGCAAGTAATCTACTTCGCTTAAAATTATCGAGTAATATAAATAGTATTGCAATATTCTGACCTTGTCTTAACTGTGTGGTTATTCCAGGCTCCCTAGAATAGGTCTGTATTCCAAGAGTATCATTCTGAATACCTGAAACATCTTTAATAAACTGTTCATCAGCAACCATCAGTTGAGAGTACACAGGACTAATAGATGGTTGTTCGGAGAACTTAACCTTACCTAATCCACCTTGCGATAACTCCATATGGTAGTTTGGTTCTGCAGATTTAGATTCATAACTTTCTATATCAAGTATTGCACCTGCTTCATGCATCAATATACCTTTAGGAGAGGTCTGTAACAGATGCTGCATTTGTCTCCGCATAGTATTAACTCCCTTCTGCGGATCTTTCATCATAGAGATAAGACCAAACCATCTGTTCTCTGTATCATGCTTATAAGCACCAAACAAAACATCTGGATAACCTTCCCATCTATGAGCAGATATTCCCTTAGCAAATACATAGCAATTAGAGAATATAGCGTACTTGCAAACTGTACTCCACTTCTTAATACCGTCAAACTTATCATCTTTAATTACTTGCCCATTTGGGAGTGTAAACCCCATTCTTACAGCATCACGAAGTTTAACAAAAGAAGCCTCATTGAGTTTCTCAACTTGACCAGTAACGGGATTAGTAACCCAGTAAACTTGTGCAGCTTCTTTGTACCAACACTCAGTTACTCTATAAGTATCCTCAATAGCATTGTAAAACAGTGGTGCACCAGTTTGACTGTTCTGTAACTGAGTTACCTTTTCAAAATCAAAATCAGGATACTTTACTTTAATCTCATCTTTATCATACCAGAAGTCAATAAAGAGAAATCTTGCATCTGATAAGTCATAGTTAATACTCCGCGGGTCAATCTTAAAATTGCGTCCATGTACGAAGCGTGTCTTAATCTGCGGTTCAAACGGATTCTCATCATCTACATAAAAGTGTAAAAGCGATCTTCCACTTTTGACAGTATGTTCAAAACAAGTCATCTCATTATCAGCCAAAGCAGATTCTCGTCTAAAGAATTTAATAACTCCATTGGCTAACTCAACAAGTGCCTCATCATTATGTTCTACAGGGAAGGCAGAAGGTAACTGCCGATTCTGTCCAGCCAAACCAACAACAACATCTACCTTAGGTTTGACTTGATTGTAGACAAGTGCAGGTCGTTTAGCGTCTGCTAACTTCTGTCTTGTTTCTAAATCATCTTGGTCGCCCGCATAGAAAGCATAATCTTCTTCAGATTCTGTAAGCCAGATACTCTCACTATCAGCACCTTCTGCTTGCTGTAACCATCTAGTCAACTTATTGAGTAAGTCAGCATCTTCTTGGCTTATATTAAGCGAGCCCATTGTGGTTGGTTCTGTATAATTCATAGTATATAATCCTAATCAATGTCAATTATTAACACTACTTACGTGGCATAGCTAACTTTTTGCCGTGACTCACTTCTTTAATCTTAACTGTTTTATCTTTCTTTTCCATACTCTTTAGTACAGATTTCAAACATCCTTTACTCATTTGTTACTCCTTTAAGGTGACTGCGATAAGAAGCCAGGGAGACCAAACTATCTTACCGCAGTCTGGCTCTGCAGAACCTATTTACAAACTTCTTGTTTCTTAACTCTCTCAAATGTTCTCATCGCTCCAAGTCCTAACATACCCAACAATATTGTAGTTAACTCCCCACTATCTAGTGCTAGCATTGCAGGTGCTTTAAACATCCACTGTGCGCAGTAAGTAAAAAACGGCATAAAGATGTAGTTGTATCCAAGTGCAAATCCACAAATCCAACCGATAAAAGGTCTCCAACCAGATACCCATACCGAAGCATTCTTTGCTTCTTCTATATTAGTATTATTCTGTGCAACAGCAATCTGTAAAGAAGCATTTAACTCAGCAAGTTCACCTGCCTGCTGCATCTTAAATAACTCTAATTTAGCTTTCTCAGCATCATCTTTATTAGGAAATATCTTATCAATTACTTTTCCTGCGAAATCAAAAACTGAACCAAATCCAGTAATATCTACTCCCATAATATTCTCCCTATAAATAACAGTCTTTTATTGTAAGTGGAAACTCACTCAGTGTTTTTGTTGCTTCAAGAAATAACTTAAAAGTAAGTCCACTATTAGATACTGCTCTAAATCCTTTCAACTTATTGACTGAAGAACCTAACAAGGTACATCCAAGTGTATCTACTTCAGTATTTCCAGCATGAAATAAAAGAGCAGTATGTCCTTTAGTTCCTTCACCAACTACTTCAAATGTATCAGGCCATTTAGTACCATGAAATCTTTTAGCTATATACTCACCTTCTGGAATACTAAACTTTTTAGTATCTAGTGAATCAGGTTGTAGAGTGTAACAAAAGATAATACTGTCTAACAACAATACTCCTATTGCGCCATCTTCTGTTTGTTCAAGTCTTACTATACTTGCTTTCATCTAACATCCTTTCCCATATGATTTTGAAGTAAAGCATTATTCTCTTTTGCTAGAACTTTTATTTCATCTATACTTTTATTAGTATACATAACAGATGTTTCCACAACAG